GCAATGCTTCCTTCACCCGCCGTTCAATTTCTGGAATGCAAAAATCAACCGGCTTACCAATCAGGCTTTTCTTCTCAAAACCATAGTTCCAAGAATAAATCAGCCATTCATACCGTTCCACATTCAAGATCAGGAAAACCGCCTGTTCCACAGCCCTTACTTCATCAATGGTGCCGGTTATGGTTTTGGTATCATGACGCATTTTGAATGTGCGGCTTGGAAGGGTGGTAAAGGTAAAATCCTGTTTCAGATCATCTTGAACCTGTGGAATCATGCCCATTCCCCCTTCAGGGCCGGGTTCGGCGCAATCCGATCCAGCACCAAGAATTTCTTGCCCTTTTGAATTCGGGCCATAACCACCTGATCCCCAACCACAAGGGCGTTGTGGACTTTGAACTTCTTCCGCCCTTTGATGGGGTGGTTGTGGTCAACATCTTCAGCGGTGCCGCCCCCGGTATAAGTATCTGTAACCGGGTGGCCGTGGCTAATTGTAACAGTCTGGTGGCTTACCGTCATATCCACTTCATAATCCGTGACATTCCGGGCCAACACCAGCATTTTTTCTGTGTAAATGGCCTTTTGGTCAACCTGAATTTTCAGCGGGGAAGCGGAAATCACGGTTCCAAACAGAATGTGAACCGGCTTGCTTGCGTCCACGGCTTCCACAGCGGCCTTCTTTACCAGTTCCACCGCATTTGTCGGTTTAGGCAATGAATTCACCCCCAATCAAGGTTAAATCCATGAAGTGTTCATCCCCCTTGAAATTGTGGGTGACTTTTTCAACCATCAAATAATTGTTGGTGATAATATCCCCCAAATTCAAGGCAACCACCACGGCGCAACCGGCCCGAACCCGCACATCTCCAAAAGCGTTCTTCACCGTCAGCTTCCGGGTTTTCTGGTCATACAGCTTCAGAAGGGCATTGGCTTTGGCGGCGGCTCCGGTGGCGTTTTGCAAGGCTTCAAAATACTGCAAAACACCCCACTGGTTCATCTTCTCCCCGTCCTGTGCAATATACAGTTCCCGCTTGCCGGTCTGCTCATTGTCATAGGTCAGCTTGATTTTATTGTAGGTCTGTTCATCAATGCTGGATGAATAGTCAAAGGTTTCCCCGGTTTCTTCATCAATCAGCAAATTCAGCTTCATGGAGTTGATATTTTTCAAAGTCAATTTCCCGGCATCATCATAAAGGCAGAACAGTTGGCCGGTATTCATCAGGGTTTCATCAAGGGCATTTTGGATCATGTCAAACAGGGTGCTATCTTCCTCAACAATGGTTTCAAGGGTGTACCCTGTATCTTCCACGCTCCCAAGGTTTAGGCGGAAATCTGCCGCCAGCCGCTTCAGAAGGTCAGAAGCCTTCAGCCCTTCTTCCGTGATGGTGTCCTTGTTCTTCAGGTATCGCAACTGATCATAGGCCACAACATCAATGGTCACACTGTTTGCCTTGCGGCTCTTGGTGAACACAAAGCCATAGAACATGGTGGTGCCGTTCACCGTCAGCTTTACCGGGTTGCCTTCCTGAAAGTTCAAAACCCCGTCTTTGATTACTGTGAATTCCAGCTTGCCGGGGGTGCCTTTCCGCTCCCATGTCAAAGAAACCCCTTCTTCAACAACCGGATAATAAATTGTGGAACCATTCTGAATCAGAAGTTCAATAGACAAGCGGATCACCCCTTTCAGGAAGGCAAAGTAAGAACCTGACCGGCATAAATCAGGTTCGGGCTTTTGATTTTATCTTTATTCAGGTTGTAAATCTCATTGTATCGGGAACCATCCCCTAAATATTTCTTGGCGATATTCCAAAGGCAATCCCCGGATTTTACCGTATAGGTGGATTGCTTGGGGGCCTGACTGGTTTCCCGCTTGGGCGGCTCCACCGTGGCGGTGGGCTTTGTGGCGGGGGTTGGGGCCGGTTGGATGGTCACAGTTTTAGTGCTATAGTGCCTGTATTGCTTCAGGCTCACGGCCACTGTAATATCAAAGCCTTCTTCCGCATCGTCTGTGATCTGGTAATCTTCCATTCCCACAGTCAGATTGGTATAAAACAACCGGCTTCCATTGGGCTTTTCACGGTTCAAAATCCATTGAAACGGTTCCTTTGCCGTTTTCAGCCGTTCAAAAAGAGAAAGGTAATAATCTGCGGGTTGCGCCATTTGTGAAGGGATAGGGGACTTGGGGGAGAAGCAAGTCAAAACTTACATCAGTCAGCCCCGCCGCCTTCAGAATATTGATTTCCTCACCGCTGATCAGGGTCAGGGTTTCATTCTGGTTATTGATTTTCACTTTGACCTTGGAAGGGGTGATGGGCATAAGCACACCATCCAAGTACATTTTGTATGCCATTACTCATGCACCCCTTCTTCAGACACATCCAGCTTTTCAGCAAAATCATTGGCCCACGCATCCATAATCCCGTCAAGGTCGGTATCTTTGGAAATGTGGTTTTCATTGTGCTGTTCAACCTTGATTTCAGCGGTGGTGAACCGGTTGATTGCTTCCCGCTCGGCAATATCCCGCATATAGGCCAAATCTTCTTCCGCAATGTCAAGGGCATCACTCATGGCGGCGGTGTTCCCCGCTGTGTCCCCGGTGTTGCCATAGATACCATCAAGGGTGTTCCCAAGGTTGAAGGCATCCAGCCCATCAGCGGCCCCCAAGCTGTCCATTGCGGAAAAGTCGAACAAGCCGCCCACGGTATCTTCCACGCCTTGGCCGAATTCATACCCCATATCAAAGGCGGCTCCATACTCGAAGCGGCCCAAATGAAGATCTTCCGCATTCAGCTTTTCCATGATTTCTTCACCCTTGCCAAAGGTGGAATCCACCCAACCGCCCAAGCTGTCACGCCAGCCTTGGACGGAACCGGCAAGGTTAGAACCGAAGATAGTATCAATGGCCGAAGCCAAAGCCTGAAGGACGGAAAGAACCGTGTCCGCCAAGTCGAAAAATAGACGGGCCACAGCCTCAACCGGATCATTGAATACATTTCCGATGAAGTTTGCAACCGTAGCCACAAGGTTGTAGATCATCACGAACACATCTACAACCAAGTTCCACAGGGCCACAAAGATATTCCCGATGAAGGCCAGCGCCGCCATAAATGCGCCACAAATCAGGCCGGTTGCGGAAACGCTTGTACCTGCAAAATGATTGACCGCCGCCACAGCCGCATAGAACAGGGCTACAAGGGCGATAATCAGAATGATAATCCATGTAAGGGGGCAAGCCATCAAAGCCGCATTCAGGCCGTATTGGGCCGCTGTTTGGGCAAAGGTGGCGGTGGTCTGTGCTCCGGTTGCAACGGTAGTCATAGCCAGTCTTGCGGCCTTTACGGTTTCCAGCGCATTCACAATGCCGGTCACTGTTTTATAGGCAAGCATGGCTCCATTCAAAACAAGAAAAGCCGTTGCAACACCGCCAACAATAGGGGCAAGCCATGACCAATTATCCACCACCAAAGCGGCACCGCCAATCAGAAGGTCAAGCACCACCGTTGCAACAGAAGCGATCCCGGCAAGGCCGTTGATAACTCCATTCGTTACTTGGGTGAACTTTTCGCTATTAGCAACTTGATTTACCTTGTTCAGAATAGGATTGAAGATAGACAGGGCCTTGTTCTTCATCCCGATCCAAATTTGCCCCCAAGTTTTGGGCATATTTGAAAACTTGGTTTCAATATCATCCGCCGCCGCAAACATGGCATTTTTCACTACATCGGCGGTCAGTTGACCTTCTGCGGCCATAGCCCGGATTTCACCAATGGAAACATCCAAGTAATCTGCTATACTCTGAATAATTCCGGGGGCCTGTTCAAATACGCTGTTTAGTTCTTCACCACGAAGCACACCGGAAGCCATTGCTTGGGTAAGCTGGATCATGGCGGCTTGCTGTTCCTGAACACTCGCACCGCCAATAATAAACTGTTTGTTAATCAGTTCTTGGAAGGCAATCACTTCATCCATACTTCCAAACGCATCACGGGCATTTAGGCCCAATTTTGCAATGGAAGAAGCGGCATCCATATAGGAAGTTCTGGATCGTTGCGCCGAAGCCATTACCTTTTTTTCAAGGTCAGTAAGGGAACCGCCATCATCAAAGTTGATCATGGCGTTATTCAACCGGGCATTTGTGCTGGTAAGCTGGTCAGAAACCCCAAGAATTTTCTTTACAGCCGCCAACCCACCCACGGTGGCCGCAATGCCTTTTAGCTTGCTCCAAAGGCCATCAGCGGCGGTGGTGCCGTCCCTGATCCGCCTGTTGAAGCGGTCTTGCTGGTTGCCAGCATTCCGAATATTTTCTTCAATGGAATCGAAGGCGGCCCCGGCTCTTGCCAGTTCTTCACGGGCTTCCCGAATGGCTGAAGTGTCCACAGAATTACCAGAAGCCCGTTGCATGGCTTCAAAGCTGTTCAGCACAATGTTCATAGCCTTGTGCATGGACTTCAGCGGGGCAGTAACACCGTCATATAGGGCGATTGCCGTTCTAATGGTTGCCAATAGGGGTTCACCTTCTTTCCATAGCAGAGGGCCGGGGCCAACAGTTACTTTCTGCGGCCCCGGCGCTGTTTCAGTTCAATTTCTTTCTGTTTCTTCTTTTCCCGCTCCACCCGAATATCAATGGTCGCAATAATGAAGGCCCGTTCTTTCCGGGGCAAGTCCAGAAAAGCAGATGGTGTCAAATGCAGTTCGTGAAGGCAATAGTAAGCGATATTTGCTTCACCATCACCTTCTTCAATTAGTTTTTTGCCTCGTCCACCTCATCCTGAAGGGTGGTTTCAAACCCGCAAACCTCCTGAACTTTGGTCAGGTAATCGGCATACTCGCCGGGGGTCAGCATGGTTTTCAGAAGGGCTTCAGCGCCCATCACCTTATAGCTGTCCTGAAGTTCCTTGTCATTCAGGTTGGGGAACACCGTACAGGCCACAGCCAGCTTGCCAAGGTACAGATCATAGTCGGTTTCCTTCTGATACTGGTTTTTCTTGCCGGGAACGGGAAACCGCTTGGCACAGGACTTCCGAAGGGCTTCATCCTCGGTGCCGGTAATGGCCTTGATCTCCCATTCCATAGGCTTCCGCTTGCCCTTATCGTCCAATTCATCAGACAAAAACCGCTTGGAAGCAACAAACTTCACATTCTCAACGGACAGGGCATTTTCAGCCAGAAAAGCAGACAAACTCATTGTTAAAATCCTCCTATTTTGAAATTGAAAAAAGAAAAACCCGCCCACATTATCAAAATGGGGCGGGTTTTGGCAATGTTACTCCATTCCCGCAAGCAGGGTAAAGGCTTCCGGCATCTCGAAATCCTCAAAAGTGAAGTCCATATCTTCATCCAAGTATTCCGCATCAGCGTCAAACTTGGTAAGAATGCCGCCATCAATGTTGCAATCCTTCAGGATCACGGTTTGACGGCCCACAGAAGAAGTGGGATCTTCATTGGTCACTTGAATGTCAAAATAGACATCCTCGCCGGTGTCCTTGTACTGCTTCATCATTTGGCGGAAAATGCTGGTGTTATAGTGGAAGGTTGCGGAACCCGTACCACTCCAACCGGTGGATTTGTTACCCTTGCCGGTCTTGCCCAAAATGGGGATTTTCGTCTTATTCTTCTCAAAGTTGGCTTCAAGGTTGATAGCCTGCATGAAATTGTAACGGTTATCCCCAATGGTTACAAAGCATTCGGCCAAAGAAGCGGAAACTGCGTCCTTGGCTTGCATTACAGTTGCCATATACTCTTACACCCCTTTCTTACTGGACATAGACAGTCATATAAAGCTGGGCCATAGCGTTGACCGGGGTAACATAGTCCGTCACCACAACGGCCTTCTTGGTATCGCCTTGGGCAACCGTCACATTATCGCTGGAGAAGTTCTCAATAGCCCGGATATTCTGAAGCTCCTGATGGTGCTTCACAATATCGTTCCACAGGCTGATCCGCCCGGAAGCGTCATTGGGAACTTTGCCAAGGTACTTCTTGCCGAACAGAACAGCAATATCATTGGCAATCTGATCCAGAACCCGGATTGTCTGATTGCTGGAAAAGTCCCCGGACTTTTCATCCGTCACGGAAATGAAGGTGTTAATATCCTCCAAAACCACAACCTTTTCATCCACCAGATGGAACATGAACGAACCTTCCAGAATACCGGCTTCCAATTCGCTTTGGGTATAATCAGTATCAATCTGATATTCCCCGTCATAGTCCATATTGGTTGCGGACTTATTCACGGCGGTTCCCGCAATCACGCCGGTTGCCCACGGGATCAGGGCGGGATCATCGGTTTCACCAACAATGGTGTTCTTCACACTCACGGTACCTTCATAGTCGGCCAGCTTGCGGAAGCATACCACCTGAAACTTCTTGCCCACATCATCCCGCATCCGCTTACAGAAGGCAGAAAACAGTTCAGCAATGGTGGATTTGTTGGTGGGGCAACCCATAGCGTTGAAGGTATAGGCTTCCATCTTATCCAGATAGGTTTGATAAGCCGCATCCTCCACACTCCCATTGGTGCCGCTGGTAAGGGGGGTGGAAGCAGTCACAGCAAGGCTTCCTTCTGTTTTGAAGTCCACATAATCATTGGGCTTCAGGTCAGTCATTTTAGAAATGGCCTTCTGCTGATCCACTTGGACAGTGCCAAGGAAAGTGGAAACATCATACAGTTTGCTTTCCGGCTGACTGTTTTCATTTTCCTCAATGACAATACGAAGGTCATTCCCACGGGTGCCGGGGTATTTGGCCGTTGCATAAGTGCAAGCGGCCTTTGCGCCGCTGGAATTCAGGCGGAAGAAGTGAACCGTTTGGGCGTGTTTGAAAATCTCACGCATGGGCTTCAGTTCGTCCGCCGTGTACGCATAGCCGAAAATCTTTTGGGAATTCTTCTGGAACTCCCCAAGTTCAACGGTGATAACCTCACCTTCAGGCCCCCAATTCATTTCAAGGGGGATGGTCGCAATACCACGATCAGAGAGGGTGGCGCTTGCATTCGCAACCGAAATGAAGTTGATATATGCACCGGGCAGAATCTTGTTCTGCGTCAAAAAAGTGCCGCCGCCAAGGGCCATATCAATTCACCTTGCCTTTCTTGAAAAAGTTTTGAAGCAAGCTGTCCACCTGCTCCATCGTGTATTCCTTTCCATCTTCCAGCAAAACGGACAGAAGATCACGCCGCTTGGCGTATCGCTGGAAGGTCAGGATATTTCTTTTGGTGAAAACCGGGACATTGGAAACAGGCGGGGCCGCTTCCGCTGTCTTGGGCTTTCTGGTTTTGGTCGTAGGCATTTTTAATCCCCTCCAATGGTTCCAACCTCGGTTTCCAAGGTTTCCATATAGGTTTCTTCAGCGGGGCGGATCATGGGCAAGTTATAGTTCACAAAGAAATGAAGTACATTGTCCACAATCTCATAATTCACGCTGGTTCCATGAAGAAGATCACCGCTGGGAAGCGTGATGAAGTCCAAGGCTTCCATCATCGTTTCCGCAACGGTGAACATCTCCGCATTATTGCGGGGGTTGGTCGGAAAATACTGAATGTCAAATGGGTTCCTCTTGATAAAGCGCCGCCCAAGCATGGGCGTGATTTCCGGTTGTAAAACGGCAATCAAAAAACAGGGTTCTTTCAAACCCTGTTCCACATCATTCTGATAGATTTCATACCCATCCCCAAAGGCGGCGTTCAGTGCCATTGAAATTCCTTTGATAATCTCATTAAGCATCGAAACACCCCTTCAGGAACAAATACAACTTCTTTTCCAGAATTTTAGGCGCTTGCTGTTCCAGTTCTTGTGTGGAAATGGTCAGCATATAGCGCCCCTTTACCCAATTTTTCTTCAGCACCATCCCGCCTTCCGCATCGGGATCATAAACAAAGCGGTCACTTTCCCAATAACCGGGGATGAACCGCCCCGGCTGTTGCCGGTGGCCGTATTCAACATAGGACGCATACTGAAGGTTATTCAGCACAACAACTGTGTAATGGGTTCCCCTGTGGCCCACAGGCATTACCGCCCACGCATCCCGCAAGGTGCCATATACAACAGGTGTCCGCTTCACAACCTTATTCAGCAAGCGCCCCGCCAACTCTTGGGCGGCTTGGCGGCAAAACCTGTCCAAATCCGCCCCCATCAGCTTTTCCATGTTCTTATTCAGCCGTTCCAGTTGCTTGAAATCGCATTTGCCCCATTTAGCCATCAGGCATACCCCTTCCACGGCTCCAACTGGATTTCTTGATGGTTGGTGAAAACCCCGGCTTCACCGCTTTTAGAATAGGTGAACTTCCGTTCAAGATTGTTGAACCGTGTCACAACGATTTTACAGCCAGCGGGGATTTCCACATCAGGGGACAAGAACAGCTTCACAGTTTGGGCAACAGCGGCCACGGGATCACCGGAACTTGAAGTTAAGGTTTCAAAGGACAATTTACAGGGCTGATCCTGAAGAAGCGGCTTTTCTTCAAAGTCAGTCAGGTGTGTGGTTGGATCGGTGACTTTCTCTTTTACGAAAATAGAACACCGATCCTTCCACAACCGTTCAAGGGCTTTTCTGTGGGCGTTTACCATACAAACTTCCTGAATCGGTAAAGTTCACGGCTCC